AACATATATGGAGGTATAAAGAAACACCCTGTATTATAAAATACAAGGTGTAACTATTCGTTAAATATTTATTATTTAGAAGAGTTATGCTATAAAAGATAAATCTCCAGGAGGAATATAAGCATACATCATTTCTTTGAAGAAAGTATTTATTGCTTCTGACGTAGGCCATAAACCAGCATTATTCACAGTGTACTTCTTTGACTCAGGATCACATGCATTAAAATATTGGTAAGTAGGTAAAGCAATAAATGCCCTCTGCTGATAAGTTTGTGAATGATAATTAAAATATGTATTCATAATTTCCTTATTCAAATCATCTATATTCCATGGCGTAGATGCAGAATTATTTACAAAGCCTTCAAATATTAAGTATGGTAACATAACATATATTCTTGCAGTAGTTCTTACTACATTAGTTATTCCCATTATAGTTGTAGAGAAGTTATTCATTACTCCACTATTAATATTACCTAGTGTTTTATTCGTTCTGTAGTCATTTATACCACCGGAAATAATAATTACATCTGCATTTTGAAGCCTTGTGCTTGTGGCCTGATTTCTTATTACATTATTCGAATATGTTGCGCTTGCTGCTGAGTAATTACTTACATTATAGTTCATACTTTGGAATAATGTAGTAAAAGCACTCTGCCTGAATACGTCATCACCTAGTAGGACAAGATTCTTTTTGGTAGAGGCTTTTACGTATAATGTAGAGATATTTGCACTTCCAGCCGGTCCCTGCGTACCTTGCGGGCCCCGCGCTCCAGTGTCTCCTTTAGCGCCTTGTGCTCCAGTATCTCCTTTTGGTCCTTGTGGGCCTTGCGCACCTGTTGCACCTCTGGATGGTTTTCCGGTATCAGTAGAACCTAAGAACCAATTTCCATTCGAGCCGATTGTTGGCGTGGTCCCTGCCGGTCCAGTAGCACCTCTTGCACCGGTCGCTCCGGTGTCACCCTTCTCACCTTTCGGTCCTTGAGGTCCTTGCGCACCTGTTGCACCCTTCTCACCCTGAGGGCCTTGCGGCCCTCGTGACCCTACTACTTGCCCTAAATCTATTTTTGCCATATTATCACCCCTTAGTTTGTAAATAGAAAACCGTATAAAACAATGGTAGATTTAGAAGGAATATTCATGTCTGATACAGGGCCTATAAAACTTGGTGTTTTTGCAGTGAAATTTGAATTTGAATTTGAGGTTGTTTCACTTTGAAGTCTTCCAGTGTATGGCATCAATGAGCCAGCAACTAATTGAAGTATATTGCTTTCACTAGTCAATGCAATTTCATTTTCTGTGTTGTTTGTTATACGTGCATATATATGAACCACCGATCCCGCTCTATATACCAGATAGCTTGCCAGGTACAGCCCCGTTTCCGGTACGATTTGTAGTACATATTCCTGAGGCTTCAGAGGATTCAGTTCTTCCAAATCACCTTGAATTTCTGTAATTTCACCATCAATTCTATCAATCTTAGCACCCAGTTCTTCAGATAGAGTTTCAATGGTCTGATTTAGCTTTTCTACTACACCATCCAGTCTTTCCCGCGTCACTTCCGGTGTGACATAGTTCCATTTATGATTATAGAACAGGAAAAAAGCGGAACCATTGATAGTAGTCTCCCCAGATGACAAAGCAACAACGCCATTCCCACGGATGAGAGCAATGGTATTATTCTGAATGTTCTGATGAGGAAGCGTTACCGTTTCCCCATCGAACATAGTTACATAGAAGATGTTACCTTTGATAGATTCAAATTTCTGAATACTTGCCATTTTAGTTACCTCCTAATTTTGTGATTGTGATATTTGTAGGAGTAGGAAGACCACCGCCTACCTTTTCCCAACTTCTTGCGAACGTTGCGTTTGCGTGTGAATCGGAAATCATACCGCATCCGTTAAATATAGCTGCAAAAGATAGATTTGTGACATCATTTGAAGATTTATACAACATATATAAATCACCTTCCCAAAATGCGTATCCCAGTGAAATGTATTCATTCGGAGCGAAGGAGAAAGCATTAATCCAGTTTAATCCTCCATCCTGCTCAGTTCCTGTTATTAGATACGTTGCTCCGGCAATTGAGAAATTGATATTAAATGTACCGATTACCTTAATCTGACCCATTACCTGCCAAACATCTTGACGCAATGTAGACGTACTTCTCATTACAGTTTTATCTTTACTGAAGAAATAAAAATCCTGATTTTCTCCGATTGGAACCATCATGTTACCAGAATATTTATTATTTGCAAAACGAATGAAATCTAAGTCTAATGGAGTCCAATTGTCAAGTACAATACAAGCATCTTCATTTGCTCTTGGTATATCGAAAGCACAATTGACTACTGTTAGTGTAGACCACAATCCGAATGTTTGTTTAGAATGTATAACAATACATTTATCAGAACCTTCTGAAGTCCAATAAGTAGATCGACAAGCATCGATTGTTACCACTCCGGCATCAATCAACCATCCTGTTTCCCTTGTATCGTTTGAACACCCAAAAAACAGGTTTTGACCGTTTTGATTATAGTAACCAATTGTACCTGCAATTGTTACATTTTCCCCGGAAGCATCTGCTCCTGCTGACAGTGACTCACAGTCAATAACTTCATTTCCGCCTTTCCAGAAATGAAAACCGATTTTACCGCCAGATGCATTACACTGGAACAATCTTCCATCTGTTGTATTGACTTCAAAACATTCCTTATTATTACCAGCAATGGTAGGTCCAGCCCATGCATGAACATTATTCATGACCCAATTTCCTACAGTAGTTGCAGCGTTCTTTGTTGTTACAATCACGTTACCAGTAGAACCGTATGCAAACGTATTTTCAAACAGTGTCAAAACCTGTGCAACCTGAATATTCACACAATTTACAGCAAGGTTATTTCCGTTAATTTGTCCACCGCTCCAATGAATACGCTCATCATAACGTTTATTGTCAACGGTCTGGAAGAAAACCATCATGGGCATTTCCGCAACGGCCTTTATAATTGCATTTTCTTGTAGTATGATTTCAATTCCGCCACGGATGGTGAGCATTGTTTCAATATTATAGGTACCGTTTCTAAAGTAGAAGCTTTTACCCGGATTTTCTGTAAACAGACTATTCAGAGCAGCTCCCACGTTCTCAGACCCGGTATTATCAATCCCTTTTGCTACAACGTCAATTAGGTTTTTAAACATAGGAACACCCCCACCTCGTAACGAGTCAATCTGATCCTGTATATTACTTCTGACTCCATCGAGCTGATCGAGTTCAGTATTTGAAATGTTAGAACTTGAAGTAATCTTCCCATCCGGTCCTATTACAGAAACAAAATTCGGTGTCAATGTACCAATTTTGGTACTTATAGCATCGCGCACAGAATCATCTACAATTGGCGGTAATTTAGTAGAGATAAGTCCTGGAAGCTGTTTAGAGACTTCATACGGAAGAAGAGAGGCAATCTGTTCCTTAATTGTATCCGGTATCCCATTTACAATATTATTGATTTTTGTTTCAAACTCTGACCACTCATTTTCAATATTTGTGATATCTTGATTAATTTTCGCTTCAAACTCTGCAATTTCCTGCTTCATCTGAGAAATCGCTTCATTGATGGTAGTCTGAAACTCTCCCCAATCTACCTTCATCTGTTCCCATTCTTCAAGAACTTCCTTGAATTTCCCTAAAATGGCATAGAGTAACCCAAGTTCTGTCATATCATCAGAAATCAGATAGGGCCAATTCTTAAAGCACCACGCTCTAAAAGGTGTAAGACCATTCTTGTCGTATCCGTCCATTGTATACCTCCTTTATATAATGAGTCCCATGAAATTCTTTTTAAGATCCATGGTTATCATGCTATCAATATTATATATGATTTTCTGTGCTTCTGCAAGTACCGAAGGGATCGTAAAGAACCCACGTCTTCCCTGCACCTTTCTCCATTCATCCACGTTCCCATCTGTCTTTCGGTTTGCTGTCGTGTCCGTGTTCTTACTGGAAGTTCCAGAATCAGAACCGCTTGATGTTGTATCCGTGTTATCCGTTCCAGAAGTCGTACCGCTGGAATTTGAATTAGAATTATTCTCCTCCTCGTCCAGCATAGAGGCGTAATCCCTGGCATAGGTTCCCGATGCAAAGTTGACTTGCGGTTCATCAGAATGAAGCTTGAAACCGTTGAAATCATTAGAGGAAGTAGACTGTGCTTCTGAAGAGGAGGTTCCCTCCACCTTTCCGGTGTTAGAGAATTCACTTGAGGACGTTCCCTCTTCCTTGGTATTTCCTTTGTCGTCCCTTGTTTCATCGTACTTTCGATTGAAGATATCCGTGAAATCGGTATCATTGATCAGGTCCTCAATAGAGATATCAGAAATTTCTGATAATTGAGTCAGAGCCAAGGCGTTATAATAGGGCATGATTCTGTTCAAATTCTCGTTAAGATGAAAGATCCAGCTCTGCACGGTTTGAAACCCGATTTCATATTCATAATAATATTGAAGAATCTTTTCACAAAGTGTTTGCCGATGAGACTCGTTCCATATCGGGAAGTCTCTGAAAATATAGGGAACTGCTTTGGTAATCTGTTTCCACATATCCGGTTCATCTGGATTATAGTACCGGATAATGTCGGAAACCTGCATTGTGAAGGATGCTCTACTCATCTTTTGAAGGAACATCGTCACTACCTCCCTTCGACTGCTCAGGCTGTCCTGAAATATAATATTCATCTGCATTGGTAATGCTGGAAAGAATTTCAGAATTGAACCGGACCTGAATATTCGTACCTGCCAGCTTATTAAACCTCTCAAGCATCCGTTCTCTTGGCTGTAGACGGGCATTTCTATAGATTTCAATCGGCTGTGTATTGGAATTAACTTCATCCACTACCATTCTTTCTTTCTTATCCTTATCACCGTTTTCGATACCAAGAATGGTAAAGATATCATTCCAATACTGATGAGACTGAATCTGAAGCTTGTCTACCACATAAGGCGCGTTTGTATTCAGCACGTCAAATTGCTTCATGTCAAGGATCCCCTCCACACCCACAATCACGCTCATATTGGAATCAATTTGATCGACTGCATTTCTAACAGTCAACTCGTTTTCCTTGTCCGTCACCACAATGACTGGAGTTTTCTGTGCGTGAATGTTCACATCCATGGTTCGATAGAGGTCGGTAAGGCGTGGTATGTAGTCCATCAGAAGACCATACGTGGAAAGACCACGTTTCGATAAGTCATAACAGCATACTCCATTATCCGGTGTAACGTTGAAATTATAACCATGGAATCCAATTGCCTTACCTGAGGTCGGCCATCCATACACATCATAATCTTTCCGTGATCCTCCTAAACCAAGAATCATATCCCCATCCTTGAATAGCCAAGCGAAACCATCATAGAACAGCTTTCGCTCAAAGAAATACGGATTAAATGTATCCGGTGCATTCTCATAGATGAATGAATTGACGGCCAGTAATTCAATCATATTCTGAACGCGGTCGAACGTCCAGGCGTTTGACCAATTGGCAATATCACGTAGCTTGTTCCTGTTCCTCGCCATGTCCTATCACATCCTCTCTGAATCCTTTTACGCTTGGGGAATTGTCAAACGAGTAGTTACCAACCTGAACAACCCCATCATTGACATGCCAGAACGTGATTCCGTTATCAAATATGCTTTTGATCTTTGTCGCGTCATTAAAAGGAAGAAAACCACCCAATTTACAGCCTTGCGTTTTGATGAAATTCCAATATTTCCTGCTATCAAGATTCGGTGTTTTTATCTCATTCACCGTGTACCCGTATGCCCATAGGAAGTCATCAATGATTTTTGCATACTCTCTTGATACGGTATAATGATAAACATTGAATCCCTTGATTGACATAGAAATATTTGCAGAGCCTGAACCGGTTCCTCTTACTTGGTCGGCTTTTGTCTCTATGGCTTTCTTTCTTGCAAGAGCGGTTCTTGCATCGTTGACAGAACTAGCGACCCCATAAGCTCCGCCAAGAACCCCTGATGCACTTCCACTTGTTAAAGAAAGAAGAGTGTTAGCTGACGCTGTAATTGCGGATATCAAATTCTGCTGCTGCTGGATTTCATACACTTCCCCATGCATAGCTGTCCATGCCTTAAACGTATCAATGGTATACGCGCATTGCGGATAGTTGGTTACATTCATCTTTTCCTGATAATTCACATCTTGGTTCTTATATCCAATAGGAACCATTGTAATAACAGGAGAAGCAGAACCACTCCCCCAGCAACCAAGCCTGAGCTGTTTTTGATTTTCAAAAAACTCTACTTTTAGCGTAGCAGTTAGCCCTTCATTATTTGTGACTACCCAAAAGCTATAAGGATAGGTGTACATCTTGTAGCATCTTGGCGTGTATCCATCCAATGTTAAAGGGAGGTTCGCGGTTAAGTTGCTTACCGAAACACTACCCGCGTTAAATGTATTGGTAACAAACTTCGGACACATAAATATAGAAGCAATACCCTCAGATTTATTCTGCTTCGTGGCTTCGTTTAAAAAATTATTGAGTGCAAGAATCCCTTCAGTATCCGTGTCGAAGATACTATAATGAAGGCCAGAATAAATATTAGAATATAATCCACCTTTAGCATCCTCGAAGGATCCGCTCCCCTCATCGAACGTAAAAGAAGCCGCGACTACAATTGACATTTCAGTCAAGGACGGATTCCAATCTCCATCCGCGTCTGAATATACAAAGTCTCCTGTTTCAAGCTCTTCGTCAATAATTGCATCCCCCACAATATCCGTGGTTGTGTGCTCCCGCTCCACAAAGCAATCCCTAAGAAGCCATTCAAATTGCCAAGACTGCATAACGTCAATTTCGAATGTCACAAGCGTCATACTTGGGGATACATACTCCAAACCCGTTATGAAAGCAAACCACCATTTATCATAGTAGTTCGCGTTCTTGAACATGATATAATTATATCTGCTCAATTCATCAGAATTGACAGGAACACGGATTGTATCCGTGTCCACTGTCCTAATTTCTGTAAAACCGTTAATAGTAATTCCACTTAGACCTTCAAAATAGGAATATTGCGCGGGCATATCTGTGAAACGCAAAGTATCCGTATATGAGTTGTCTAATGGAACTTGCAGAAACCTAACTTCTCCAATTGGAGTTTTTGGTTGAACGTTCATTTATGCTGGACCCCCCCGCTTGGATTACTCCGGTGTGTATGGATTATCATAGTCCGCATAGAGATGACCACCCTCAATGGAGAAAGTCGGACTAATACCATCCTTACCAGCTGGACCGGTTGCTCCGGTCGCTCCCTTTTCGCCTTGTGGCCCTTGAGCGCCAGTAGCGCCTTTTGCCCCTGCTGGACCCTGAGGCCCCACAACCTGACCCAAATCTACTTTTGCCATTTCTTCTCCCTCCTTATAGAATGCTATTAAATGTCCGTTTTCCACATCAAAATGGTCAATCTGCTGATATTCAGAATTTGTGTTATATGTCACGATTAAATGCCCTTCTTCCAACACAGCTCCGGAAATATCCAGACTCCTCTAAGCCAGAGTGACAGACGCTGTCTTCGCGGTGGTTCCATCCTGATTAGCTACCGCTCGAACCGTAATGGTAGCCGCGTTCTCATCGGGTGCAATATACAATAGACCATTCTCATTGATATACGTGTTCGGGCTGTTTTCTCCTGAAATTTCCCAAGTTACACTCTTGTCAATGCCAACACTTCCCGTAACCGTTGCGGTGAACTGATAAGACTGACCTTTCTTGTACTGAGTCACGGATGCCGGATTAATCGTTACAGCAGTGACCGTCATTTCTGCTGTCGAGAATGCAATCAGCATACCAAACGGTGAGTCGCTCATAATCTTATGATGATGGTACCAGAAGAACTGCATCATAGTTTCTCCGATATTCGCGGATTCAGACTCAATCACAGTATCCAGAACCATGAGCTTGTCCTTACTCATCATCATGATGGAAATCGTATTGAGGAAGGTTTCCTCATCCGACGTAAAACGACGGTACCAATTCTTGTCGGGGAATAGCTGCTCCATGCGCTCGTATTCCTCTTCAGTAGGTACCAGACGGTCGAACCGTTTCTGGACGCCGCTCCACTCTACCTTATTCAGGTTAAAGGCATTCGCCAGTACATTGACATTCTGCACGGCCTTTGCACGCGGTGTCATGATAACCCATTGTTCAGACTTTGGAAATGTTCTCAATACGCCAGCCGCGTTATAATCCCTGCTCATGAAGTCCAGATCATCAGAAATCGCAAGAATATCCTCGGCCACATCCGACGCGTTATCTTTTGTGATCACGTCAATATGATTAATTTTGGCATGTCCGTCTACAATGTTTCGAGCGACAATGTAGCGCATTGCGAGATATTCATCATACTGTTCAGAAACCTCAGCTCTGGAAATCAAGTTGCTCAAAAGATCCTCAACGCCAGATGCATAGGAGAATGCCTTCCTCAACTCAAAGCGGCTGATAGGAATCTTATAGAATGTTTTGTAGTTGATGAAATGCAGTGCTTCTTCTACCTTGGGCTTATCCCATGCAAAATACTCATCCGCTCCCGCATTCGGATTATATAGATGAGGCATTACAATCTCAACGAATGCTTCCCTTGCAATTTCTCCATATTCCATCGTACCGAGCTTTGCATCCGCCCATTCATTATAATAGATGGCTGATTTGATGATAGTTAAGCCGATGGCGTTTAACATTCCGACAAACTGATTGCGGATATCCGCGTTTCCAATAATTGCTGTTCCGATTCTCTGACGGTTTGCATCACTTCCATCTGCAATCGGAACAGAAGTTGCATATCCGCCGCCTAACGTATTTCTGATAGCGTTCAGAATATCCGTAGACGTGGCGGACAATACTGTTGTGTCCCTTGACGGGATCATTGCCATTACAGATCACTCCTTTTTCCAAATAGATTTTGAATTGTGATTGTTTCTTCTTTGCTTGGTTCCTCTTCTTGAGGATCTACTTCTTTTTCTTCTTTTTCAAAGGACGTTCTACCCTTAAAAAGAAGATCCCTTCTTGCTTTTCTCTCGTCAGAAAGCTGTGTTGACAGCGACTCATATTCACTAATTCCCGCGTCAAAGCTTTCTCGCAAGGCTTGCAATTGAGCCAGTTCCTCATCATTCAAGCCTTCTCTTACAAAAGGCTCAAACTTGCTAAATAAATCCTTATCCATTATGACACCTCATCTTAGCCTATCAAAACGTCTTAAGTAGTACATCCAGTTCATTTTCTTCCCCATAACAGGACCGGGGCCTGGGGCGATATCGGGATGATACACGAACCCATTCAATGTGGAATCAGCACGCCAGATATACCCGTTAGAAGCATACAAACGTTCGGTATAAAAATACGTTCCGTTGTAAGCACTATTTGAAGTCACAATGCTGTTCACACTTCCATCCGCATTGTATTCAATTTCCTCCACAATAGCGACATGCCCGCCGCCTTCATAGTCCCATGAAACATTAGCGCCCAATCGTGGAATCATAGGATCATGCTCATAGCCAGCTTCAATTCCCATCTGATACCAATCCTTACCATCGTTATATCTTGTAAAATTGAATGGTTCAGAGGACCCCTGAAGCTCATACCATCTCCCTAACGCGTAACATGTACAGTTAGGCATACCATAGCCGCTTTTGTAGTAGACGTTATCCGCATACCAATACGGGTTATTGAGGATCCCATCATCTGTGAGACGTGGTACAAAATCAGCCATTATACACCACTCCCTAAAAGACTATTCCACGTTTCCACGCCGCAAATCCCGTCCAGCTTCAGATTGTTAGCGTTCTGGAAAGCTTCCACTGCTGCTTGTGTAGAAGACCCGTATACGCCATCAATTCCATCCGGACCCAAGTCATAATCCAGCATATCCAGAATGAACTGAAGCATCAGAACCTGCTTACCCTTATCTCCACTGCTGATTTCTTTTGGTTCAAACATAACCTGAAGAATGGCATTCTTTTCATCACCAATACCGCCATTCAATGCATACGTGCTTTCTTTCTCCATCACTGCACCTCCATTCTTTCATATAGCTTCGTAAGGATATTTGTGTTGTTATCAAGGCTCTCTTTTAACAACGCGATTTCTTCTTTATGCGCGTCTTTCTCGTCCATCAATGCGCGCCACATCAAAAGAAACGCGACAATAGGGAACCCGATTGTTGAAATTGACTGCATAATAGCATCCATTACTTCCATCAGCATCCCTCCTTCATGTTAATTTTACCATATTGACAATAAAAAAGCAAGCCCCCACTGAATCAAAAGGGGCTTGCCATAAGGAAAAAATGTTCATTTACAGGGCAACTATATTATAGCATGATTTATGATAGATATCAATACCTTCTATTATATTTTTTCGCTGGCTTCTTTTCCTCTTCTTCCGAAGATGGAACTTTCGCGTTATGAATGAAGTCAAATTGTTCCGCTACAACGTTAGTGAAGGTTTTCCGATTTCCTTCTTCGTCCTCATAATGGGAAATGTCAATTCTGCCTTCAATTAAAACGCGGTCTCCCTTATGGGTGTAATGTCCGAACACGTCCGCCCTCTGGCCAAACATGATACACGGGACGAAAATCGCGCTCTTCTCGCCCTCCCGCGCGTTATAATGGTCTACCGCCACCGTGAAGCGACAAATCACAGTGTCATTAGCGCCTGTTCTGTTATCCGGGTCCGCCGTTAATCTTCCTTGTAAAATCACTTTGTTCATACTAGCATCCTCCTAAATATTATTACCTTTGAAAGGTATCTTCATTATATCATACAACTTGCTAGTTGTAAATAGGTTTTAAATAAGTTGCAACTTTCTGATAATTTTAAGTCTCCATTCCTGTTTTGGGTGGAATAATCCTCTTCTGCATCTAATACATCCATCCCATAGAAATAGGCGATTGTGTTATCTGTGTAGAACGTTGGTTGTTTTAAGCTCACCGCGTCTTTATAGGCCGTTAGAATGAAATCTTTAGATACTGCATTTCTGCTGATAATGTTTTCAAATTCAGGATTGATATAATATATGTATTTTGAAGATAAAGATCCGTTTCCGTCATGGGTTACCACGTTGAATGTTTTTTTCCCGTCTGTAAATGAATGGACAAAATACATCTTGCCAGCCAGTGATACTCTAAAAAGAATAATGTGCTTCAAATATTTATTCTTTAATAATAATTTGTATTGACTAAAGTCTATTAGAAATTCATCGTCTGCAAACTCGCCAGTAGTTGCGATTTCATTATGAGTTACCCGTAAGACCCTTGGAATTTCCTGCTCTGCTTCATAGCTCATTTCTGCATATTCGACACAAACCCTTGCTCCGTCTGTGAATCCTGGGACCTGCAAATACCGAATATCCCCCGGTCGAATGTGCATCTTATCCACGTCAATCCCAAAATAATCAAAATATATATTATGCTTCTTTATGACATTTCCAATGAACCATACCCTGATAGACCGATGCCGGCATATGGTAGACACGAGAGATAGAAGCAAGTTAATCTCATTCGGGAGATAATCTAGGTCGGATGCTGGCACAAATTCCTCAAACACTAAATTATCAAGCTTTGGGAAATTGGATGATTTATATTTATGCTGATTGAATAGCGAGAAAGCAAAACCTACTGTTTCATTTCCAATAAACCAGTTTCCATGTTCATAGATAATTTCATTTCCGGTGATATCCTGAATGTAGTCTTTTACCCCACCCGGAAACCAATCGTTCAATAAGGAAGCTTTCATATCGGATTCATATCTGCACACGCGTCCGAACTGGATACCCTTGGTATACCAGTCATAAAATAATGCATCCTTACACACGCTATAAGACTTCCCGTTTGAACGTCCTCCAAAGATAAAATTGTACTCGCATCCACTGTCATATACTCTTTTGCAATTATAATACTTCATACCACATCTTCCTCCTTGCATTTTACTTCAAACTTATCTCGATACTCGAACCCATATCCTGAACCTGTTTTGTAAATCCATATCGGATAACAGGAACGCGGGTCCACCCAACTATCCTTTTGAAACTTTAATAATTGATATAGAAACATTGAATTCAACTTGCTATTGGTCGCTAAAATCGTATAATCAGCCCCTACCAGTTGGACCCCGCTATATTCATGGACCCATCCCAATGTACCATTTTTGTCGCATACCTCCTTATCAAATCTTGCGTTGCCATAGATAGAAGCTAACTTGCTCGTGATGCTTCTGTCTATTATAACATTCGGTCTGAAATAATTTTTGCATAAACGTTCAAAACTGTTATCACAATATGTATGATAGAAATATGTATACATTTTGCTCCCCGAACGTTTATTGACTCCTGATATCGTGCACTTTACAGAATCACCCTCTAATACAATATATTTCTTTGCACCCCATGTGCAGAACCAATCATAGGATGGTTCTTCATCCATAGCCCCTATATTATACCATCCATCCAGCCCCTTTACAAACCTTCTGAATAATTCATAGCATTGTTTCATAACCTTTCTTACACCATCTTCATCACCATGTACTTTTATACTGTCCGTATCCCAATAAATAACATATGCGTTTGTATGCACAAAAAGACAGTAGGTGTATATCGCCAGTGAAAGACGAGAGAACGCCGTGATATGAAGTCCTACAATAAAGTTGCGCATGATTCCCTTCTTTTTAATTTCATTGAAATCCGCTTCCTCAGAACTATACATCATACCCAGCCTGTCATCCCAATCCATATGAATATCATCTTTTAATATCTTTTCTACGTTAATACCATATTGTCCGTTAAGATGCCCTTTGGATTGCATGTATAATTCATGGATCTGTTCGGCAAACTCATCATAATTTGATTCTTGTAAACTCATCAGCACTTCGATGTTTTCCTCATTCATGATAGGCTTCCCATCCTTATAAAACTCTTTCCTGTCAATAGGCTTCCCTTCTTCTGTCTTCGCATGAATCGGTTTTAGGTTCGCCTTTAGGTTTAAGTATGCATAATTCGTGTTTCTAAGGTATTCATGAACCTTTCGTATTTGACTCGCCACAAACAAACGTTTGCAATCCTCAATTTCAAAATCGTAAAATAGCGAATAAGCAAGCAGATCCACTGCTGTTGCCTTTAATTCCAGACGCTTTGCAGAAAATACACGTCCATTGATCACCAACGTTTGAGAATGAATCCGTTCTCCCCATCCCATCTTTATAATATCTGTTTTAGACTCTGATATCAAGGCCATCTGATTAGACTTCTTATTTTTTCCATCTTTCCCGTAAAACTTCTTAATCTTTACGTTTTTCAATACAACCTCCGCCATGAAATAGTACTGGACCGGCCTTCTCCAGTTCCTAAAGAGACCATTCTCAATGCGCCCATATTTCATATTATAAGTTATATTTCTTTTGTGTAAGTCTCTTACGGTCTCTTTTAGTTCTGCATTGTACTCCACAAAATGGTAAGGAAACTCCCGTTGCACTGTAGATGCTGGATAAGAGGATCCAAAATCAAAAGACATGCACCCTTTTACCGGGACTCCTACAAAAGACGGGTTA